TCGAGTCCAGCTAGTCGCACCATCTATCAAAGCCAGTAAATTTCTACTGGCTTTTTTCTTTCCTAAAGTTCACCTCAAAAATCAATAACTTATCTATAATTAATTCAATTCATCACTAAAATTTCAAGCCTTAAATATTGCCAGCTTTTAGTTATTTTTATATATTTCTTGCTGTTAATTACGCCAAAATTACGCCTTATTTGGTCTAATTACGCCAATTTAAAAGTGTGAGGTAAATTATGGCTACAATGCGAAAACGTGGTGATAAGTGGCGTGTTGAGATTTACAAAAATGGACAAAGAAAGTCTAAAACTTGTAAAACAAAGGCAGAGGCTACTCAATGGGCTTTAGAAGAAGAAAAGAAATTAGAGCTACAAGAACAAGGGTTACAACCAGAAACCGTCTTAGCGGACGTCGTAGAGCGTTATTTGCGAGAAATTACACCAACTAAACGAGGAATACGCCACGAAACGTTAAGATTGAACAAATTCGCAAGACATCCAATTTGCAACAAGTTTATCGGTGATGTAACGAGAAAAGACTTTGACCAATGGATAGCAGAAAGAGAAAAAGAAGTTAGCGGTGAAAGTATTAGACGAGAATTATCCACCATTAGAAATATTTTCAATGTAGCAGTCGAGCGTTGGAATTATATCGAAAAAAATCCGATGATAGGGCTTGTGTTACCCAAAGGCAGTGAGCCAAGAACGCAAAGATACTCCGATGATGAAATAGAAAGAATACTCTACGTTAGCGGTTATAACGATACACTCAAAACAATCAGAGCAAGAAGTTGTGCAGCTATGTTATTTGCGATTGAAACCGCAATGAGAGCTGGCGAGATTTGTGGATTGACTTGGGATAACGTGAATTTAGAAAAACGAACCGCTTATCTACCAATGACGAAAAATGGCACTTCTCGGACTGTTCCTTTAACAAGAAACGCTATGGCTATTTTGGAAAGATTGAAAAAAGAAATTGGGAACGCTGGTTTGTGTTTTCAATTAGATACTCGTTCGCTTGATGCTGCCTTCAGAAAGATTAAGAAAATGGCAATGTGTGAGCATTTACGTTTCCATGACACCCGAAGAGAGGCTTTGACAAGATTGGCGAAAAAGGTTGATGTAATGACCTTGGCTAAAATATCGGGACATAAAGACATTCGGATATTACAAAATGTCTATTATGCCCCGAATATGGAAGAAGTTGCGGAATTATTGGATTAAAAATCATTACAGTTTAAAGCGCGGTCATAACAACCGCACAATGATTGCTCAAAGTGCGGTTAGTTTTAGTTAAGACCTATTAGATTACGATTTGACCATTCTCTTTCAAATAAGTATAAATTCGATCCAGGTCAATTTGTTCTGTCGTTTTACCAATATCGTCTTTAGTTAATGGTTTGCTCATTAGCTCTTTAGCTGCCACGGCATCAATCCATTTATACTCAGAGATGATAGGTGTAAAGTTAGTCACGGAGCCGTCACTATCCTCACCAGTACCTAATACATACTTAGCATTAATTGAGCCGTCCTCTTGTTTTGAGTACGTAGCAATAGCTGAGTACATTGGGTTTAATATTTTGTTAAATGTTGTCATATTTCGCTCCTAAAGCTGTGTCATTGTTGTAGTGTTTGATACTGCGTATGCAGCGATGCAGATTTTTGGGGCTCCACCGCTAATATCGAAAAACTCTGGCGGCGGGTTTTCATCGTGGTGCGTATATAAATATCTGAGTGATTGATTAGCCTCGACCGTAAATGTTTTGTGTGAATTAACGATGAAGAAAATTCGCTTGACCGGTGCGGCGGATATATTTATCAACGATTGATAAAAACTAATAGTTTTATAAACCCTAGCAATAAACACCTCGCACAAATTGCCACCTACCAACTGATTAACCTCTAACGTGCCACTAAATTTACCAGTTACACCCTCTAGTCTAGCGCCTTTTATCGTGCCACCGTTGATATTTGTACCGTTTATTGTCGTACCTGTAATCGTGCCGCCTGAGATATTATTACCGTTGATATTGTTACCATGGATATTAGTCCCTGTAATATCACCAGCATTAATTCTCCCGATATTAGAGCTAATGGCAGATAAGCTAGTTACATTTAACTTATCCGCAGTAAGTGACCGTGTAGCAATGTGAGTTGCTCCAATGCTACCTGCTGCAACATGTTTCGCAGCTACTGCACCTGTTGCAATCTCATTGGCCGTAATGCTATCAGCCGCCATTTGTTGAGTGGTGATTGATTTAGTAACAATCGACCCACCATGAATAGCAGTTACACCAGCATTTTGCCAAGGACTAGGTTGAATTGTGTATTCGGTACACTCCTCGAGCATTGGTCGAGACACGTAGTAGGCTGCATGAGTTTTATCCCGCGAAAAATGATTAACTCTTATTAAAAGTAGTATTTTACCAGTTTGAGGTGCTTTAAACTTAACAAAGGCTCGCCCTGCGTTTTGGCTTAGTCCATCCTGAAACCACCCACTATGAGCCGACATAAAGTTAGATGGTTTGTTATGGATATTTTCATCGCCAGCTGTCATTGATTGCGCTAAAAGTCCTTGATAGCTCAATCCATCCGCATCATAGCTTTCGATAACCAATTCGCCAGCACAATTAAAACCCCCAACATAAACGCTTGCCATATACCACTTGTTAGCCACCACATTAACAAATTGTCTTGATACATCAAGCCAAGCGCCTTTATCTATAAGGGTGTTAAACTGCTGTGATGTGCCGTTAATTGCGATTAGCCTCCAAGCTTCGTTTTTCTCACCTTTTGGAAAATACTGGTTTTTATTATACGTACGCTCAAATGCCGACGGTACTGGACATCCCGCCCAATCGCCTCCGGTTGCACCAAACCCAAACCAACCATAACCGTCATTGTCAAATATTGGGTTGTATAATAGGTTGCCGCCAAGCCCAATAGCCATTTTGTCAGCAGTAATCTGCCCTGCTGCCATGTGTTCAGCTCGTACTGCTCCAGCTTGTAAAGCACCCGCTCCGATTGTATTAGCTCCAATCTGATTAGCTTGTAGAGTGCCAACTAATTGAGTTGTCTTAATCTGGACGCCGTTTATATCAATTCCATTTTCAAGGTATCTGCTACCGTTCCACGTGTATAGTTTCCCGTCTGCGGTGTTATATACCTGTTTGTGTCCTTGATATTCGCCGGTATTTAAACCATTAACCGTCTTGATTAAGTCAAGGTTTCTGGCTGGTAGAGCTGTGTCGATAACTTCGTTGACGATATTTTGAGAGAGTTTTTTGTTTAACACCTCTAACTCTGCATCAATATCTACCGCACTTTCGCCACGCAGTCCGCTTTGTTGGCTAAATGGCCCAACATTTACGCCTCGAGTATGTCTCAACCAGTAATATCTAACCTGTTTAGCTCCAACCTCGTGCGAGTACATCTTGGCGGTAACTCTTGTTAATCGTGTAGCGGTTTTAATATCGTCCGTTTCGCTAACAAAAATCTCGGTTGCCGTGGCATCATTAATCCAATCCCATTCGATTGTAATGTTACCTAGCCCACCCGTTACTCTTACACCTGTTGGCGCTGGAGGTTTATCAATAACAAAGGTTTGCGTTCTTTCGCTTAGGACTTGGCCTCGCTCATTTTTAACCAAGATTACAACGGTATATTCGCCATTTTCTAAACCGTCTAGGTTGAGATTTGGCGATGTTTGACCCAGTCTAATATCATACAACGCACCGTCTTTATAAATGCGAAAATCATACTTAATGACACCGTTACCGCCTGTTACATCGCCAGCAAATGAAACACTACCATCGGAATTAACCGTTACACCGATATTGCTTACCTGTGGTGCAGCAAGGATTGATGTTGCTTTTGGCTCAAACTTCGCACCGTTATCAACAATCGCCTCTTTCTGTGGTTCGTGCTGTAAGGCTGTAATGGTATATTTGCCTTTGCTTTCCTCTTTTACAGATAGAGCCTTAAACAATTGGCTTGTTACCTGTTGAGTGCTTAACGACCATACACCGTAAGCCTCTAGCCCTGCTGGCTCTTGGTCTAAAGTAACTTCGGCACCATTTACAGATACAATCTTAATATCTTGATGTTTGGCTTGAGCGTTGATATAGCTAAAATAACTATTGCCATTGACTGAGATTTCTCGATCTAGGGTAACTTTTTTACCATTAACCGCTAAAACTCGACCGCCAACATTGGTGCCTGCGTAATGCGTATCAGCGACTTTGATAATATCGCCTGGCACATGCATTAAGCCTTCTACACCCACTGTAAAAGTGACAGTTTTGGTTTCCAGTTTTTCGGTTTGTAATAACCATAAACCTGTGCGGTGTGCTTGGCCTCGAGAGGTGCAACCAAAGGCGGTGATTTTCTTAACGTTTAAGCCATTTCTGCGGATTGATTCATCATCAGAAACGTATTCAATCGCCTTTTCATAACCGTTATCCTTGTCTGCGTATTCGACTTGGATAGCATTGTGACGGGCTTTCTTGGCTGAAAAAGTATAATTAAACTCGCCTTTCTCTACGTTTGCGTTTGTGTAAGTCCAAACTGGATCTGACGGTCTATCCATTACAACTGTTAGCTGTTGACCGTTCCACACTGGTATTGCCCTAAAGATTGAGCAAATATCATTAATTACATCATAAGCAGAGCGTTGCTCAGTTAGCCAAGCATTACAAGTAAATCTTGGCTCTTGGCCACCGAAACCGTCTGGTACTAATTGGTCGCAATATTGCGAGACTTGGTATAATGCCCATTTATCCGCACCGAACTCACCTAATCTATTGCCTAATCCGTAACGTTTACTTGTGACAACGTCATATAAAATCCAAGCTGGATTATCGGTCCAGTCAGTTTTAAAAGTGCCGTCCCACATTCCAGTATATTTTCTGGTGCGTGTGTCGTAATTACTCGGCACTTTTACTCTCAGGCCTAATAAGTCATAGGTGCGAGCAGGGATATTGCTAAAATACTCAGAGTCAAACTTAACCCCGATTAAGGCTGTGTTTGGATAAGTAAACTCCGTGTCGATAATCTCGGTGTAACTCGACCAAACGGTATTATTTTGAAGTCTCTGAGACTTGCTATCCTCCGTTACTCGCTCAACCTTAACGGTAAACGGGACTTGAGGCAGATTGTCAAAAGTGTGTTGTTGTAAATATTGAGCGCTGTATTTACCGCTAATTGAGACTGGATAAGATTGAGAGCCGATAGTAATAATAAGCTCTACCGTTGTTCCGCTTGTGTCGCCATTTTCAGACTGGCTAAAGAGAGATTGGACACCAATAGTTAATCTCAAACGAGATACCTTGCTATCTGTAACAGTTCGTGTAATTGGCAAATTCTTTCTAACCTGAGTTCCAACGCTGACCTCTTTTTCCGAGGTATTAAAACCAGCGATTACATCTTGAACTTGGCTACCTACTCGCCCCTCTAATTGGACGTTGTTAAAATTATAGGAGCCGTCTTTGTTTTGGACTGGAGTATTATCGAAATAGACGGATTTCATTCCGTCAGCTAAACCCTCAACCTCACCCTCAGAAATAACTTCAACAATTTTGACAAGCTGTTTACTTCGGCCTGTTTCTTTAGCTTCAACAGGCGTATGACCGCCACCGCCACCTTTACCCATTGTTAACTCCTATTTCTAAATCGTGGTACCATTTTTCCTTTCTTATCTTCTGGAGGTTGTCGCTCAATATCCATCGTCTCAACACCTTGAGAGATAATCAGTGAGCCAACTCTAATCCGTCCATAAGCGAGAGGCATTGGTCGACCTTGAGCGGCCATATTTGAAAGATTTGAAAAGCTGGTTGATTGTTTTCTTTCGGCATCTTTGCCAGTTGACATTGGCGGCATCTTGGTTAGCATTTGAGCCACGCCACCTGCAACCATTGCAATACCTGCACCGACAAGATAATATTGTTGAAATACTGCACCAACAACAACCATCACCGCACCAACAATCGTTTGAAATAAGCCTGCCTTTTTCGATCCTTTTAAAACTGGCGTGAAGTGAACCGTTGAATTATCTTTTAAATGTTGGTTTAACCCTTGCTCAAGATAGCGATTGTCTAAATACTCTTGCCCAACTCTCACGGTAAATAAGCCTTGTTGGATAAACTGTCTGAGCTTTGGGATTTGACTTGTGAGAGCTTGAACGACTTCGGCGGGCGTTTTGCAATCTAGCCTAAATTTAGTTCCAAACTGTTTAAGGGAACCATAAAATCTAACGTTGACCATTCTCTGTATCTCCAAATGCTGTGCGTGTGCTTAAGCCAGTAACCATCGTACAAATCTCGCTTAGATAATCGTTTTGGTGCGTGGTGTAATACCATTTGTTCGCCTACATAAATAGCCGCATGGTTCGGCACGTTTGCCCCTACGCTAATCAAAATCACATCACCAACTTGAGGCTCTTTAACTTGCTCAAACCCGTACTTTTCCATATTGTCTAAGTAGAGATTTAAACCCTCTTCCCACCAATAATCTGGGCGTTCAAAATCTGGCAATTCACAGCCTGATAGGCGGTAAAAGTCTCTGAATAGCGTGTAGCAATCCGTTTCACCGTGATTGAATTCTCGACCGATTAAAAATGGGATTTTTGGGAAAATATGGATTTTCTCATCACATACCAACCAAAAATCTAACTGGCTGTAGAGTTGAGTTTGTAAGTCTGATTGAGAGAGTTTAGGCTCGCCTTGCGGGTGTGAATGAACCAATGCCACAATCTCGCCTTTCTCACTTGTCGCAATGTAATCTTCTGGCGTGATTTCAAAGTGATTTTCCTTATCTTCCGCCACGTTTTCGCAAGGTATAAAGACTTTTCCACCACCTACTAAAACAACAAAACCACAGCTTTCCTGTGGTTCTTTTGATTTCGAGTAACAAATTATTTCATTGTGTAGCTTTCCGTCCATCGCTTACCCCAATTTATCAACGCTAACAAATCCACCATAATTGTGCGTGTTGTTTCTTAACTTACAGCCAGTCAATAAACCACTGCATTTATCCTTTTTCGGGTCGGTTGTCGGCTGGTCCTTTTCATCCGCCACCGCTCGCCCTGTATAACCGCACTCAACGCCACGATACAGCCAATTACAAGTAGAGGTGATCATTCGTCCGATTAATGCGTTATCGGTCTCTGACGGTAAAGCGAGAGTAAATTGAGCTACGTTTCGATTGAGTGAGGATAGCTGCTCAATCAAGAAATAACTTAATACTTCTTGTGAAGGATCGGCTTGTTTATTTCCGTCCACGAAGTTCACAGCATCGAGATAGTGCATATAGACTAATCTTCGTCTAACTACACCGCCTAAACACTGCTCAAAACGATTACAAAGTGCGGTAATAAATCCACCGACATTCCCTAGTGTTAATGTCGGTCGGTTGCTTGGGCCACCGCCTGACATTTCAAAACCATCTGCTTTTACAGCAAATGGCTCATAAGTCTTGCCTTGCCATACGATGGATTGTGATTTTTCATTTTTACCGGCATAAAAACGATATAGCTCACCGTTTATACCGTCCGCATCTTTTAAGCCTCGCAAATCCACTTCAAATAGCTCAATTAGTGCATTTTGCTCTAGCTTGGCAAGGTCTAACTTGAATTTATTGCTAATTAGTTGTGGCATTATTTGCTCCAATAAAAAACCGCACTAAGATTTCTCTAAGTGCGGTTTATTTAATTTCTGTTATATGACTTTCTCTAGCTCGTCTAAGAACTCGCTTTGACATGTACCTGACAGGTATTCAAATTGCATATCAAATATATCCCACTCATAAACAATTCGCAGGAAAGATAAAGGCTCAAAAAACTGATCTCTAGGGCTAGGTTGATTGATTGCGTGGATGAATTGCTTAATGGCTAAATCAAAATTTTCATCACTATCTTTTAAGCAGAATGCAAAATCCATATAGTAACGAAAAATATCTCTCACCTTGTCATTAATAACAATATCGTTAACTTCCCTAACTTTAACGCCAAAAGCTTGCTCATAAAGTTTTACTCTTTCTTTAACGACTTCTGGACTTATCTCTTTTATATCTGTCATTTTTGCTCCACTACTTGATGATAGCTGCATTATAACGTATCTACGGGACCTCAACAAAACTACAAGTAAACTCAGTGAAGTTTAAATCCATTTTAGCTGGCCACTTACTGCAAACAGCTTTAATATTCTTGCCTGTATATGGGTCTTTAAAGAAAAAAGGATGAATTCCTTTGTGTCTTTTAAAGAATTCATCCACTTCTAGACGGTCTTTGTTTTTAACCTTAACCGATACAGAATAAGAACGGAGTAAACTATTAATGCCTTGTAGCTGGCGTTGAGTATATCCATCGCCAAATTCAATAGCGTTTACTGTCGGCTCATTATCAATCTGAAAATCAGGTCTAATACACCATTTAAATGTTTCCATATTTACCCCTAAGTAAATACGCCACCAGAACGCATATTATTTGAAATAATACCGTTAGTTTCGTTTCGTGCTATTTGACGGATTAGCTCTACTGTAATTTCTGTTTCACCGTTACGCTGTCTTTGCTCAACGCTTGCATTAACTGGCTCGCCATTATTAATCACTTTAACAGAAATACTACCGCCTGCCATTGGCCTATAGCCGGTTGACGGAATGGAGCCTACTGCTCCACCTGTGGCATATCCACGACCATAATTAAGATGGTTAAGAAAGCCAATCCCCAATCTCGATGTTGCTTCTTTAGTGATAACGTACTCGCCACGATGAACCACGCCAGCAGGTGTATATTTGCCACCATCGCCAGTATAACCACCACTAGCAAAACCAACATAGCCACCATCGGAATAACCAAAGGCACTTGCGGCCGACTTAATGGCGTTAAAAATCATCATCTTCACAATCATTGATGAAATATCTTTTAAGATTGATTGAGCTAATGAGCGGAAGTCTGCTTTGCCTGTTACAACAAAGTCAGTTAAAGCATCAGACATCCCATTGAAAGCGTTTTGAGTGATTTGAGAGATATTTCCAGCCACGTCACCAACAGTGTCTTGAATTTGGTTTACACCGTCTTTAATGCCAGCTATTGGATCTGATTTTCTCTGATTTTCAGTTTCCTGAATAACCGCTCTACGCTCTTTCAGTTTTGCAATTTCTTCATCGAGCTTAGCGATGTTTTCTTGCGACATTCCGATCTTCAATCGAGCTGCCTCAAGGTCTAATTGATGATTGTATTGGATTAATTCTTGCTCTTGTCTTGTTTTGCCAAGCAGTTCAAGCTCAAATTCCATTTCTCGCAGTTTTTCGCCGTTATCAAAGGCGAATTGTGCGATAGCTACGCTCTGTTGTGCTGCATCAATTTGAGCCGCCATATCTTTCAGTTTAGCCAAACCATCAGCACCAAAATGAGCGTATTTCTCGCCATTTGTTGCGATGTCTTGAGTGATTTTGTTAAGCTCCTGATATTGGCTGACTTGACCGAATACAGAAATATCTTGAGTGTTAGCTCGAATTTCTGAAAGTCTGCGCTCCATTTCGCTTAGTTGATCTGTGAACTGCTTCACATAATCAACTTTAGAACCGCCTGATTTTTTAGCTTTTTTAGCCGCCTTAGCTTCAGCTTGAGAGCCCAATAAAGCAAAGTTACTATCAACCACCGCAGAAAAATCAGCGGAATCTTTTTCAAAACCGCTATTTAATGCGTTATCTTCCGCTTGTAGTCTGCGTTTCTTGGTTGGGTCTTTCTCTTTATTGATCGCAATTTGGCGATTGTTTCGCTCGATTAACTTTGTCGCCTTATCGCTTAAAGCATTTTGAACACTAAAACCTAGAGCGTTGAACTGGCTTGCTACCAAAATAGCCATTGCACCCATTCGCTCAACCGCACTTGTAATAGATGCCGCACCGCTTTCAGCACTTGGAAAAATGCGGTTTAAATCATCGAGAGAAAAGCCGATGTTGTCAATGTTAACCTTAGACATATCCAAGGTCGGCAATAGACTTCTTAATTTATCGTGAAATTCAGCAACGGGAACCTGTCCAATGATTGTTTTTAAATCATCTTCTGACTTGGTTAGTTTTTCGTTCGCCTTCGCCAATTCGGCTTTTTTAATCGCCAAATCTTGTGTTGCTTTTGCCAACGCACTCAAATACACTGAATCTTCCGCTTTTCCGCTTTGCTGTGCGATTTGTTTGCCTTGCTCGATTATTCTATTGAGCTTTTCGTACTCTTCTTCTAATCGCTTAATTTCGTCCTTTTGTGCGATGATTGATTGCTCTAATTTAGCTTTCATCCCGTCAAGGACTGCGGCAGAAGTATTGGCTAATTTACCAGTCGTTACGTCAAGCGAATCGGCAAAGGATAACAGCTCTTGTCTAGCGGCTTCTGTTTTTTGTTGGTAGTCTAGGAATACACCAACGCCAGCGGATAAGCCTAGAGTTAATAAGCCAAGTGGGCCACCAACAAAACCTAATGCTCCGCCTAAACCTTTTCCGGTTGCGGTTAAAGTTTGCTGTGCAGCGGTGAGATTTCTTGTTGCAGCAGCCTGAGCTGACATAGCGGCAGAAGCTTGAATACTAGCAGTAATCCAAGTGCGGATTTTACCAACACTCCAAATCACACCTGCGCCTGCTGCAAGGCTTGCCACTACGGTCAAGTGATTGGCGATTTCGTTGATCGCCTTAGCAAATGCCTCGCTAGCTCCAGTGGATTTATCTAATTCACCAATCCATTTAACTGTTGAGGTGTTTAAATTTTCAAAGGCTGCCGAAATGGTCAGGATACGAGTGTCAAATTGAGAATCCACTGACTCTTTTGCTCGCTCTAACGCTGGAACGAGAACGTCCATTGTTAGTTTGCCCTCTTTCGCCATATTGCGAAGTTCGCCAGTGGTAACACCTAAACCCGTTGCAATCGCTTTAGCCAATGCTGGGGTCTGCTCCATCACGGAGTTAAATTCATCACCACGAAGAATCCCACTTCCTAACGCTTGCCCGAACTGTGTCAGCGCTGCATCTGCCGCACCTGCACTTGCACCTGATACCGCAACCGCTTTTGATACTGTTTCGGTTAAACTAGCAATCTGTGCTTGGCTAATTTTTAATGTTTCGGCATTTTGAGCGAATCGCTGATAAACCCCAGAAGTCGCATTAATACTTTGGTTAGTCTTTAACGCAATATCAAAAACGTTATCTAAGCCTTTCGCACTGCTGATTGATGCACTTTCCACCAATCTAAGTTTATTTTGAATTTCTGTGTATCCATCGGCAAAACCTTTTAATTGATTTGCGCCAAATCCAGCTATACCAGCCTTGAAAAGGTTTGCAGATACACGATTGAGCGAGTTCATTGACCGCTCAATATTATTTAATTGTTTGGCAGTGGTATCGGTAAAGCGTTTGACTCTGCCTTGTGCGTTATTGATACCAGTTTGGAATTTAACCTGATCTAACTCAAGTTGGATATTCAAGTGTCCTAATGAGCCTGCCATTTTTACTCCGTTATCTATTTGCTAAGTAATCGGCCGAACCGTCATCAAACTCGTCTTTCTTCTCTTTGTAAAAAGGCATAAAGTCTGAAAGCTCTGGCGGTTTGCCTTTCGGATCACGATTAACCATTGCCAAAACGTGCGAAATTTGGGCAGAACGATAATCATCACGCCATAAACCAAACGGCTGTTCTTCATAAAACAGTCGGTATTCCTGTAAATGGCTTTCTGGCATCTGCTCAATTTCTTCCAGTGTTCTTCCGAGAGAAAGCGACAGGTTTATTTGGAACTTTCTTCGGCTTGTGAGTTTTTTGGTTCACCGTCCATAATGGCTTGGTTAAGTTGCTCAATGACAGCTTTATCAAGTTGAGACAATGCCTCTAAGTCGTTTTCATCTTCGGCATTGAATAGGTTTTCACCGTATTCATCACATAAACGCATTGCGATTGTGCGAGTTAATTTGTGCTTGTCGTAAACTTTGGCCAATTGCTCGGTTAAGGTATCTTCATTGGTGAAATCAAGTGTAATGCCTTGACTTTCAGCAATTCGCACTAATTCTTGTTGTTGCCCGTATAAGGCTTTGTTCATTTCGCCAACGGTAAACTCACGGATGTAATAGGTATCACCTAAAATCTCGACTGGTTTAACTTTTGGTTTGTGTGATAAAAGTTTATCTCTTAAATTCATTCATTCCGCCTCAGAAAAGAAAACCGAGAGGATTAACTCTCGGCCTTGTTATTTACGCTACTGTCGGTAGAAAATAATCACGTTTCGCTTTTTTAATGGTTACGCCTGACTCAAATTTACCTTTTACTTCACCGCTGAAGTTAGGCGAGGTTTGAATAAAACCAGTACCATATAAAGCACCTTGATTGTTTTTCAAAATCATCAACCAAGGGAATGTTTCTTTGTTGTAGAATTTTTTACGCAAATCTTTTTGCATGTCTGTTGCTGGTGCGTAATAGAAAGATAGCTTAATTGAACCGTATTCAATTTCACCTGCTTCTGTTTCCGTCCCCTCTGAACACATTGTAGTGACATCTGTTTCGCCTAATGTATCACCGTCACCATCAATCTGTTTAATCGCACAGAAGTTGCTTGATAATTGGATTTTTGAGACTTTAGCCTTGGTAAAGTCAGTTGGTTTATCTAAACCTTTCCAATCCACTTCGTCGGCAAGTGTTACTGTGTCAGTAGAAACAGATTTTACAGGATAGCAGCCGTCTAATGCACCTAAGCCAGTGATTCGGATAAAGTCACCAGTCTTTAAGCCGTTACCTGTTGCGGTAATTGTGGCATTCGGTGTAACAGTACAAGCTGTGATAGCTTTTTCTGCGTCGTAACCAACGCCTAAGTAAAACTTAGTCCCCTGGAAAGGGGTTGTTTGTGTTGCCATAGATTAACCCTTTTTAATCTTCATAGTTGATCTGATATCGCACAGTAGCAATAAACCACGTGCGATTTGTTTGGTCTTGCTCAATGTCATAACTCATTAAGCTACAAGTATCAAGCAAGCTGAGAGAGGCATCATCAAATGCGTTTTTGACTTGCTCTGCAATAACATCTAGCTCATCTTCGCCTTGATTTGCTTTGAGATAAATCGCCACATTTAACGCAGCATTCCATTTTCTGCTGCAAACCGTAATCTCATCGCATTCAGCATCTTCAATAAAGACAGAAATCGCTGTTTTTTGCTGATCGATATCAACAAAAATTGGGCGGCCTGAATAAAAATGCTTAACGCTTGTAATCTGAGATTGTAGCAACTCTATAACTTGCCCCCGAATCTTAGTATGGATTTGCATTACTACCTCCGTAGAGCCGAGCCAAGTGTTTTGGTAATCTCGACTTTAATTTGAGATTCATACCCTTTTAATTCACGGTGGAAAGCATTGGTAAGCGGTGCAGCTAATGGGATTTTAACCACATCAATAGGGTAACGCTCTCGCCCTTGCCTGCTCATCACCTGCTTTCGCCCGTTTTTTAAGGTCTGGACAAACCCACGCTGCACACGATGCTGCCCAATTCTAATCTGTCCTTTGCTGGCTCTCACAGACTTGTTAGCATCGCTAATTAAACGATACATTGGCAAATTACCTCGATTAACACTAATTTGTGCAATCAGCTTGCGAGTTGTTGCTTTTTGCTTTAGCCTTGCGCGACCTCGCACAAGCTTAGTCGGCACTTTGACATCCTTTGCAACAGAGCGAGTGCTTTTACGCATTGCTTGTCTTGCGACACTGTTAATTGCCACAGCAGTCGCTCTTGGTAATTTTTCCATGACAAGCTGCTTTGATTTTGCAATAATTTGATCTAACCCTTTAACGGTAACAGGCATTATCACTCCAACTGCAAAACAATTAACTCATCATTAAAGCTAAAGCCTCGTACAATGTATTCGGCTTGACCTTGCTTAACGATATCTCCTAATTTAGGTGAGTAGCCAGATGATTTAAACATGGTTAACGTACGTGTCGTGCCGTTAACACGATTATCTTCGTAGCTCATTAAATTAGGCGTCTCATCAAGCACCGCTTTATATTCTTTACCATTGATAACATAGACGGACATCATCACATCTGATATGACTTTGTCCGCCTGTGCGATTGCTACATCAAATGGACTAAGCGTTGATCTTGACATCTACGGTATCCACAGATGCACCACTTGCGCGCCACGCAACGCCTAAACGCTTGTTGCTACCAGCGGTAATTGTTGCCCCTTCGGTTGCTGACCAGTAAACAACCGCACCTTGTTTGATATCATCGGCCGCTTTTGCTTTAACCACAAATACACCAGTAGTTAAACCAACGCCTGCGTCACCTTGAGCAACATCAGATACTGCGATTGCAGCAAGATTTTCCAAAATCACCACATCGCCACTTTTTACATTAGCGGCAGCGGTAAAGCGCACGGTGCTTCCGTCTTGTACGTAATTTTTAGCCATATTCAATTAATCCTATGATTTATTTAATAAAAAACCGCACCTTATTTAAAAGCGCGGTCGTTATTTAAGGTGTGTTAAGTTACTTATTGGTAACTTTTACAATGCCTCGGTAGTCAATCACGTTAACACCTGCATCAATACGCACCTTGGTAGATACACCATCAACGGTAAAACCTTGTTGTTGCTCCATGTACGGAGTGTCGATGCCATCAAGATAGGAGACCTCAATAGCCTCTTTGTTGATTAAGTACCAAGATTTTTCATCTGCTGCCTGTAAGCGAGCAGATTTGACTGGAGTTACAATGTCGCGTAATGGATTGATGATACCAGAGTTAGCGTCAGCACCCTCAACACTTGCGGACTTAATTAGTTGTAAACCGCGCGTGTACATTGATGTAGGTAACAGCATAAATTCAGGCTCAATCGCTAACGGCTCACCGCGCGCATTAACAAAGCCATTCATTAACTGGATACCTTTGTCAATGTTGGCAAGGTCTAACACCGCATTAGTGATTGTATTTTTGTGAGATGCATCAAATAATGCTTTACCGTCTTGCGCTTTAGCGTTACCAGTTAATAACGCAAACACTAACTTAGCGATTGTTGCACGTGCCGCTTGTCCCATTTTTTCAGGGATTTTTGTCAACAGGTGCATGTCGTCATTAAGGATTGCTTGACGGGTAATTGTAAATAATTGACCGTAAGTCGCTAATGCAACGCTAGCGCCCTCATCGCCGATTGTGCCGTAGGTGTACTCTTCGCCCTCACCGACTTGTGGTAAGTAACCAAAATCACCCAATCCAACGCGTTTGGCCGCGCGGAAGTCGGTTAATGTGCCGGGTGAGGTAAACTGATCAAAGTTTTCCG